CACCTTTGATACGAAGACCCCTAGCCTTAAGACCGGCTGGTAAGTTCGAGAGCGTTCCTGCATCGATAAGTTGTCTAAGGATTGACGTTGCGCTTTTTGCAAGTCCCCCGATGAGGTGTATAAGTCCTGTACCGTAAAAGCCCAACCCGGGGAGGTACCTATAGTGGACAAAGTATTGTCGCTTTCTTTTCTTTTTATCGTCTTCATAATAATTTCTCCTGATGGATAGCACCTCCCTAGAAGATTTATCTATGGTAATAACGTATGGTCTGGCTATTCCATCTTCATCATCAAAAGGTTCTGGCATCTCCATATCTACATGCATTTCAAGAAGAGTGTGCCTGTCATCGTCTTCTATCGTAGCTGACTCTCCGTCAAGCTCATCGTATTTTTCTTGTATATCTGACATGTCAGGCTCTGGGTCTGGCAAGTCTATATCACGATAAAAACCATTATTCATTAACTTGGCGATATCGTTTGATGACTTTTTCATAACATGTGTATATCTCTCACATGTCATAAGATCTGATGCGCCATAAGAAACAACAAAGTCCTCTGCTGGAACAAACATAGCGCATGGTCTTTCCATGATAGGATCGTAATACACCTTCTTAAACGCCGATCCTGCTAGAGGTAATTTGAAAAGCATTTGTTCTGTCTCATCACGGTACTCTGTCATTTCTTCCGTGAGAAGATAATTCATTTCATTTTCTACTCGATTTGCCTGCTCTGTTTTTTCAACAGACATCTTTCCTACTATTTTAGTTCTTACAGGTCCAGATGCAGGAAATATTTCTCCCATAGCCTGTGCCTGAAATCTAACTATTGATTCTGTAAGTATAGGATGAAAAACTCCAGATGACCCTGCCCAAGGCTGCTGCCTTTCTTCTATCTTCATTCCAAGAAGATCTAGACCTTTGACATAACTTTTTGCCCATTCACTTCTTGACTGTCTGTCTGAATTAAAATTACTTATTAGCTCACTAGCCATAGACTGCAAATCATTTTCGTCTATTTCTTCTGCTAAGTTTCTATCAAATCCATCACCCATAATTTGATCTACCTGCTCACCGGTAAAATCAATTATCATTCCACCATCTTCTGTTTCTATTGAGACTGAATCAGGGTTTGCGGCAGATACCATATCAGGGTTTTTTAGCTCTACAGTTATATCCTCATCAATAACATCGTCATCTTCTTTAAACGGAACCATAGGTTTTTCAATAGCCATTTTAATATCCTTTAATAGTACTCGACTGGTCTTCTGTATTTAGGTTCATCATCCCAATCATCCATTGTTGTTCTGATCCATCCACCTTGTCTGAATCTTAACAGCGCCTGCGTGGTTGAGTCAACCAAGTCATCGTGGTCACCAGCTGGAAACGCGGCACATTCTTCTATTACTTCATCAGCCCATCTTGTTGGTGGGTACCAAACTACACCACTAGCAAATAAATCTGTAACACTGTTAACTCTTGCTATCTTATCCTGTCCACGGCTCGGTGTAAACTCCGTAACTGGTATTCCCATCGCTCTAAGCTCAAAAATTAAGGGAGATCCTGCTGCTTTTGCCTCTACAATCATTTGATCTGGCTCAAATTCCCAGTATTTATCATAGGCTGCACGCTTTAGCTCAGGAAATTCTAGTTTTTCTTTGTATGCATCAATTAAAATTAGATTTGGCACCTCATTTCCGTCATCATCAGGGTGATAAAAGATTCCCCATGTAGTACAAGCACTATAATCCGCTCTTTGTGTCTTTAAAAACGCTGTATCCCACGATTGTATGATGGAATCGCATGGCGGTAGGTCATTTTTCTCCCATTCCTGCCACCACTCACGCTTAATTAGCGCTCCTTCTTCAGATGTTGGGTCTTGTTGGTACTGTGCATTCCATTTTGCGACCGGAAGTTCAGCTTTTAGGGCATCTAACTCGTTACCGCTCCAAAATTCCGGCCATAACGGCTTGCCTGAAGGCATAATTGCAGGTAATTGTATGACTTCCCACTCATTTGAACCTTCTCTTTCCACAGATTTATTAATAATTTGCCCTGTTAGGTCTCTTTTTGACCATCTGGTCATCACAAGTATGATAGCACCACCCGGTTGGAGTCTCTGTCGCGGTCCAGATGTGTACCATTCGTAAACTTTATTGTAAACTTCAGGGTTATACTCGCCCATTGTAGCTTCTTGTTCGGAGTGTGGGTCATCTATTATTAAAATATCAGCACCTTTTCCTGTCACGGCACCGCCCACACCTATCGCGAAGTAGTCACCACGCTTATTTGTGTTCCATCTTCCTGCTGCTTTACTGTCTGTAGACAATTCTATGCCGGGGAATATGTTTTGGAAGTCTTCGTTCTGTATCAGATTACGAACTTTACGACCAAAGCCAACAGATAGCTCTGCAGTGTGTGCTGTTTGGATAACTTTTTTCTCAGGATACATTCCCAAAAACCATGCAGGAAATAAATAACTGGCAAATTCTGATTTGGTGTGACGGGGTGGCATATTGATAATTAATCTTTTTAACTCACCATTAGCCACTCTCTCAAATGCCTCAGCCATTATCTCATGGTGTTTGCCATGTATAAAGCTGGGCCACATAGCACGAACAAAAGGAAGAAACTCTTTCCTTGCTTTTTCTTTTTCTTGTATATCTTCTAACTCTTCTACGAGAGCAAGTATTTCTTTTTGTTTATCTGGAGGAAACCTATCTAATTTCTTAGATGCTGTTTTTAAAATTGATGATAAGTCATTCATTGTCATTCTCAATAATCTCAGGTGGTATACCTTCAACTATTTTTTTAGCTAAGTCAATCATCCAAAGACACTCAGGAGAATCAACATTGGAAACTATGTGAAGGTTTCGCTCTCCGTCTTCGCCTTCCTGCCATCCAATAACAACTGTATCTAATAAATCAGGGGCAGGATCAAAGTAATCCATCCCAGTTTTATCTTTTCGGTAGTTATCTAGTTTTATAATGTTGTTTGACAAATCCATTTTCCAACTAGTTATAACAGTACTACTAGTTATAACTAGTAAGTTATACTAGTATAAACATATATATATACTAGTTATAACTAGTAGGGAAGCCCTAAAGTAATTTTTTTTTACTTTTTTACAAATTTTTACATATATGGGTAGGTGGGGTGTAGAAATATGTGAAAATCTTTAGGGGTGACCCCCTCTTGACAAAATTTTTAATTTGAATGTGCAAAATCAACTACGTGCGCGTGTAGGTGCGGTGTACGACACGGGGGTGTAGGGGCAGGGTGGGGTAGCTAGAAGTTAAGATTAACTAATAGAACTCGAAAATAGCCACGAAAATAGCCAACTTTTAATCCGCTAAAAGTTTAGATAATTTATCTTTTAATTCTTCTGCAACTTCTTCACTTGTCTTCTCAGTTTGTTTATTCTCAACCTCTAACTTTTGACCAAACATATTTATTGTTGATCCTAAAAGTTGCAACGCTTTAATTCTGTTACTTGCTTGATCGCCTTGTTCTATTTCTTCAGTTAATTTTTTTAACACATATTCTTCCCGCCTGATCGCCCTCGTCATATTCTGATCCTCAATGCTCCTGAGAATTGCCTTATATCTTAGTGAACAACTAGTGCTATTGAATAACCTAGATGCATTGATACTAATAACTTTGTCGCTTGTTGTAGGTTTCACTCCATAATTATCTTTGTACGATTGTATTAAGGTCTTGCCTGATGCTATGTCCTGTAGGAATGCCTCTTGCTTTGCGGTCACTTTATTTTCAGGATTGTATCCAATTCTTTTTTTGTCAGGTTTGTTTTTATTGTCACTTACCAATTTTAATTTTGGTTTTTTATCGTCAGGTTTTTTTGCCATGATTTTACTTTCATATAATTTTTTATTGCACTCTCAGAAATTAACACCTGATTTACTTGGTGTAAATGTTTCTCATTTCGTGAAATAGTGTTTAATCGCCCATATAAGCCCATACAGAGCCAAAAGGTGTTCTAAGGTATGATCTATCAAAAAAGTTTGTTTCGTCATTTTTGGCTTCCACTCTACGTTACAGAGGACACTTTAAAAAAAGATTATAAAATATCAGCGGTTGTCTTAATTTCCGCATATGGGCTAGATTTAAAACAAGCTATTTATATTTTCACTTTCACAAAAGTTAATTTTAACTTTTAGCTATAAGTTAATAAAATTATTTTTTGAGTGTCAGCAATAGTTACAGATATCATTTACATTTATTTACATATTTTTACATATTTGGGCTTGTATTTATTTACTTTGGTATTATATTAGTTAGTGAGACCGACAGCCCCTATTTGGCAACTAGTTTGATCGAGAACCGCAAACATCCTGATCTGACCTTAATGGGAAAAAAGGCAGAATTATAGATCAGCAAGAGCGAACCTCCCCCCACAATTCACTTCGATGAGAAGAGCGATATGGACAGAACTCTGCTTGAAAAAGTATTAGACTAGTTACCAAATAGTGGTTGTCACTAACAAATTAATCAACAACTCAGGAGATCAATATGAAAGACTATTGGAACAAAGAAATTAAGGTTAATGACATCGTTAACCTAGATCATAAAATCGGTAATGCTTGGGCAAAGGTTATTGGTTTTACTAAGCAAAAGGTAAAAGT